GAAAGTGATGCGAAAAATACTGAAGCAACCTAACATATGGCGTTCATATCCTAGCTTGTATAAGAAAGCAAAGGAAAGTATCCCGAACTTCGCAGAGAGTGGTCAACAATTAGATCCTGTTGAGGTGCTACCTAGATGTGCAATACCATTTCCTTTATCAAAAGTGAATCCTTTTCTAGGATTACCTAACAATTTAAACTATGTAAATGCTACAATAAATAGGCTACCACAATTACGACCAACATTTAACAGTCCAAATGTTAGAAGTTGGGATAGTCATGGTAATCTATATTCGTTTGCATAGTCCTCGCTGGTGTAGATATGCGACATATCTCCGACATAAACACGAGGGTTGGCAGAAACGATAGTGCTATGCTCGTCTATATACTATATAAATATATTATATTATATTTTAAATCGTATATTAGGGGAACATAAGGGTCAGATCTGTTATATAAAGACCCTCGGATTTATACCGAGAACATGTCGTGTATACTCGTACTGCGACACAATATCAACTTGACTTTATTAATGAAAGGATTATAATTATGATATTAAGTAAACTAAAAATGGAACTAGACAGATTGAAATGGCAACTAGACGATAACCTTGAATGGTATAGTAAGAGTGGCGAAGTTTCAAAACACGAACACAATGCATGGGGTTGGCGAGAAGCAGTCGATTACATACAAAAAGAAATAGCTAGATACGAGGAACAAGAAAGGAGTAAAGATAATGGGTAAAGTAAAAGCATGGCTCATGGAACTAGAAGAAAGACGACACGAAGAAAATCTATCTGACTACGAGGAAAAACTATTGACACAACTTGATGAGGATAGAGAAGCCTACGACAGAGCAGAAGCAAGAGTGTGGTGGGAACACGAAGGCAGACTAATAAAAGAAAGGAAAGAAAATGTTGACTAACATTATACTACTGGGGATGATGATTACTATGGCAATAGTAGGATATACTTCAGCATATACTGTGATGAAGAAACAGATTGTGCTGCGAGACATAGAACTACACATGGCATACACTTATATTGGAGACAAACTAGATGCAAGAGCAACAAAGAAAAGAGTACGAAGAACTTAAAGTAAAAGCAATCAATGGCACTCTAAAAATTGTAGAAGCCATGCGATACTTTGAGTTAAAAGACAAAGCAAAAAGAAAGGATAAAGTAGCATGAATATATTTCATTTAGATGTTGACGCAAAGATATCAGCAAGACATCTATGCGATAAGCATATACCAAAAATGTTATTGGAAACTTGCCAGATGTTATCAACAGCTGTGAGAAACCAGATCAATAATCTGGCAGATGATGTGTACCCAGTATATAAGAGTGCATATCCCAAACATCCAATGACCATCTGGGTTGGCAAAAGCTGGGAAAATTTTCGTTGGACACTTGAACATGGCAAGGAAATAAACAATCAATATCAATACAGGTTTGGTAAGATACATAAATCAGAACGAGTGCTTGATGTAATAGAATCATTACGATTTACTTTACAGAAATCTTTTGATTTGAATATAGCATTGACTGAACCACCAAGATGTATGCCCGACGCGTACAAATGGTGCGATCATTACACAGATTCATATAAAGAATATTATTACCACGACAAACAATACTTTGCTAAGTGGGATAAGGGTGTGCCAAAACCTTTTTGGTTTAGAAGAATGGAGACAAAGCATGGCGAATAGTAGCTTAATAAAAATGAGAATGAAAGATCTCAATGATGAGATAGAAACTTTAAATAGTAGAATGAATTTACTAACTGATGAGTTAGAAAATTTAGACAAAGTGTTGCGTGATTACTCACAATACATGATAAGGAAGAGAGTAGAACAGAGAGGGGAACATGGCGAAGAAAAACAAGACAAAGTTTCTGAGAGATAATGTTATGTTTGCTAAACATATGTATGAGTTTATGAACAGAAACATATCAAGTAAAGAAACACAAGACTTTATTGTAGAACGCATGGCGATATGCTATGACGCTTTTCCATTGAAGAAACTAGATGACCACAAACAATACATGGAATGGTTGAGTGTACACAATGAAGGCTGAACAAAAACTAACATGGGATATAGCTTATTGGAATCCCACCGACAAAGTGACGGAAGAACAATTAGATTTATTTCTAGAAGAGGGTACAGGTGTAAGCACAAATGCACCCATGTATTATAGTGTCCGACATTTTGTCGAAGCATTTAACAATCAAGAGATAAGTGATATGGGTTGGCTATACTGCACACCCCGACACAAAGACGGAGATTAATATGAGACAATACATATATGACACATGGAATAGTATAATGAACGCTCAGGCGAATCCGCTGCGGCATATCAAAGATAATCATGTTCGGCATTTAATACTACAAATACTGGCATGGATGTGGTGCATTGCTTTCTCCTTGTACTTTGGTTCGTTTATGGTATTCGGATATACGGCAGTAGCACACTTCATTTTACTACTAGCAGTAGTGGTGACTGTCGTGACATTTAAAAAGGCAGAGGGTTTTAAACACCATGACGGTACTTTAAATTATGAGAAAGCTCAAGGCAGGTATGAAGATATTTGGTAGAGCTAAAAGAAAGGATAATAAAATGAAATGGGTATGGTATCACATATATAAAAATACAGAGACAAATAATATTTTTGTTGACAAGACTACAAAATCATGGTATACAAATATATGGTTAAAAATAAAAGACTACCTAAGTTTGTGACAATCGGACCATTCCGAGTAGAGTTAGTTGTTGCCCCCCACGAAGTGATGTATGAAATGGGGGAGGCACAAGGCATGTTTGTTCAGAAGCCTCCATATAAAATCTATTTAGATAGAGATATAATAGAACGAGGTGGTGCTGATGCTTTTAATTTAGTTGTGCATGAGTGTATGCATGTATCTTATTATCAGTACAACATGAAAGATAAAGACGAAGAACATATAGTTAATTCCTTTGGTAACTTTCTTGCAGAATTATTTTGCAAGTCAGAGTTAAAGGATTGGCTACGCGAAAATATGAAGGACTAATATGACAAAGAATAAAAGGTTAATGTTTGTGTATGGTACTCTGAAGAAGGGCGAAAGACTACACGGATTATTATCTAAACAAAAAAGAATAGGTAGTGCGATTACTACTGATAGTAATTTTACAATCAAAGATTTCTTAAACAGTTATCCAATTACATTCAGACACTTTGATACTAAACTATGTAAGTACAAGATCAAGGGTGAGTTGTATGAGATAAAGAGTGATGTTGTTTACGAGTCGGTCGTAGCTATGGAACTTAACGCAGGATATGAGTTAGTAAATACCATAGTAGAAACCGAAGATGGTAAAGAACATATAGCTGAAATGTTTTTAGTAGAGGAGACACCCGCCAAAGTTGGTAGTGATACTATACTAACAAACAAGAGAGTAGTGACAACAGACAATGTCAAAGAATGGACTACAAAAGTATGAACGCATTTCAAGAAGCGTGTTACTTTTTAACAGGGCTAGGTATATGGTTAGCTACCTACGGTTTCGGTATTGCTATACTACTACACCTATTCGGAATAATATAAGGAGTATGTTATGAGCAGATATAGATATGCAATGGCAAAAAAATATGTAACAGGTGACGATCAGTTATTAGATGATACAATAGATTTGTATGACGATAACTTTAATGTTGAGGAGTTCGAAGATGATCCTCGATTTGATCCTAACGATCACGAATATTTACAGGAGATAAACAATGACGAAGCAGAAGGGCAACCTTTACCGTTGGACAGATATTTCAGTCGCTTTGGAAAAGGTTCTAAAAGAAATAGATAATCCCAACACAGAGGAAGCACCTAAATTTATTATTAAACATGACCGACCTTTCAGTTTACGTATGCGTATATACCAATACATAAAAGCATACCGAGGTTTAGCTGAAGAGAAGGGGGAGGGTGACCCGTATAAGTATGATACACTTAAGATAAAACAACTTGACAAAGGTGTAGAAATAATACATATACTAGATGACTTAGAAGAACTTGACGTTATTAACGCAGATACAGGAGAAAAACTATGACAAAAGAAGATAAATACAGAGCAGACTTTGAGGCTTGTGTAAATGATTTAAAAGATCCATTGGTAAAAGTGTCAAAAGATTATGACATAGATGTAATGATATCATCTTTATATGAGATAGGTATGAGACTATCTTTATTAAAGTATGGAACAATGGGTAGCTTTGGATTGTTAGCTGACGTGCTACACACATTTACATCAGCAGGTCCTTTGATTGATGAGATGCAAAAGGCACAGGAAAAAACAGGTGACACATTAGATTCAATATTTATTAAACTAAAAGAGAACAGTACAAACCCAAAGACAAAACATTAGGAGGTAAGCATGGGTGAGCAAGAAACAATAGAGATACCTACTGATCTTCTTGAAAGAGATGCAGTTGAGTTATCAACAGATGAAGATGCTATAAGTAAGATTGTAAATTACTTACAAGCTACAAGAGTTAATGTAAGGGAAGCAGAAGCTAGTGGTAAAAGAATATCAAAGAAGAGTGCAGTTAAGAAAGCACCGAAAAAATTTGACAAGAATATACTAGATATGCTAGTATCAGAGACATGAAAACAGCAGTCTTTTTAATAGGATATTTATGTTTAGGTCCTGTTGATGATAAGAAATGTATAAACATAGCATCGCAATATTTATTTCCAGATGTATCTAACTGCGTAAATGCAAGAAGAAATATCATGGAAGAGTTAGATAACATTGCAGGGTTATCATTGCAATGCGTTCCTTCTGATCTTATTGAAAACTACATTAAGTATAGACCAGAAGTTTTACTACCAGAAAATAAATAAAAAAAGGAGACACATATGGGAGACGATACACTACCAAGAATAAGAAAATTTATTTGGGATGACAATGGTCAACCCATACAAAAGATATGGGATACTTCAAGCCTTAGTTCTTTCTTAGCATGTCCTAGATATTATAAGTTCTCAGTCTTAGAAGGCTGGAAATCTACCAGTTATTCTGCGGCTACAGGATTTGGTTCTGCAGTACACGCTGGATTGGAGGAACTAGACAAGGCTAGACATGAAGGTATGACTAAAGATGCCTCTGTTAAAAGGGCAGTATCTCTAGTATTAAAAGACTATGGTGAAGATCTAAAACTTGCTGACGAAAGTGCAAGAGGATTGGAGGCGGCTCTTCGTGCGGTTGTATGGAAAGCTGAGGAGTTTTGGGATGATAACCTAAAACTAGCTAGCATGCCCGACGGCTCGCCAGCTTTAGAACAAAGGTTCGAAGTACCCATAGGTGATAAGGGTCACAGATTTAGTGGTCGTATTGATAAGATAGTATCTGTTGATGACAGGCTCTATCTAGTAGATACTAAGACAACTAAGTCTGCCTTATCTGAATACTATTTCAATGGCTATATGCCAGCAAACCAAGTCTTTGCATACATATGGGCATGCCGTGAGGTACTAAAGCTACCTGTTGACGGCTTTATTATTGATGCAGTTCAGACAGGTGCAAACTTCTGTCGCTTTGCAAGGCAGGTATATAATGTATCTAAGGAGCTGATAGATGAATGGTACGCAGATACTCTACATCATCTTGAGATATCAGATGTATATGCTAACTCTCAATACTATCCTGCAAACTTTACATCATGTGGAAACTATGGTGGTTGCAGATATAGAGAGGCATGTGCTCACGCGAAATCACAAAGACATATATTCTTTGGTAATGATTTCAAACAAGAGTATCATCCCGACTTAGAGGAGACTAAGCCAATGAAACTAGAAGTAATACAAGGAGGCAAACAATGAGAGAAGTAATGATTGGTGCTATGTTAAAACATGCTGAAGGTCAGATTGCAAAACACAGAACTAATGTATTGATATACATGGATAGTGCTGTTGGTGTTGGAGAACACACAGATATACTTGAGAGTGTAGAGAAAGAACTTAATGCAATGGGAAAATACCAAGAGCAAATTGACATATTACAAAAATATTTTCTTGACAAATAAATTTTTTAGTTTATAATTACAAACATAATAGGAGACCAACTTATGGCAAATATAAGTAAACATAAATCTACGAGTGTTACTAAGCTACTTCTCTGTGGAGATAGTGGTAGTGGTAAGACATCTGCCCTAGCGAGTTTAGCTAACGCAGGTAAGAAGCTACGTATACTAGATTATGATGACGGACTAGACATACTGCCAGAGTTTCTGAAACCAGAAGCAGTAAATAACGTCTCATATGTTACGTTAAGAGATTCACTAGCTCAAGCTGATTCGTTTAGAAGAGGGGCACGATTGTTGTCTCATTGGAAAGACGGTGATGAGGACTTGGGTCACGTGAAAGAATGGGGAGAG